CTATGCAACTAATCTTAATCTGGGCTCATTTTGCGAATGTTCCGTAAATGTACCGTAAATTTCGACCTTGTTTGCGTGTTCCAATAAGTGTTCTGCATTTAAATGAGCATACTTTTTAACCATTTCTAAGGTTTCCCAGCCGCCTAATTCTTTTAATGTGAAAAGTGGTGTTCCTGCTTGAACGTGCCAACTCGCCCAAGTGTGGCGGAGATCGTGAAAGTGGAAATCAGATAATAAGCATTTTTTTGTAGATAAATTAAATACTTTTCGGTTAATATCCTGTAAAGGATTACCGTTTCTGCCCACAAATACATATTTAGAATGGCGGTGGCGGATAGATTCAAGAAGTTTTATGGCTTCTTGGTTTAATAATAGCGATCGTGCCTTACCTGACTTTGCAACATCATTAGTCACGATTGCTACTTTCCTTTCAAAATCTATCTTATCCCAAGTCATTGTTAAAATTTCTGTCCGTCTTGCTCCTGTCATCAAAGCAAATTTGCAGATAGACTTCATCCAGTCGGAACTCAATTTATCTATGAGCTGTTTTGCTTGCTGTTTCGTGATCCAACGCACTCTAATTGGTGGTTCTTTCTTTTTCTGTACATATGGCACAGAATCCAGCATACCGAGCTTATGGGCAATATTTAATACCCTTAGTAAAGATTTAACATACTTATTTTGCGTACTATGAGATAACGCCTGTTTAGTATTGGCATTCTTTTTGGGGATATTTAATATAATTTCTTGTGCTGTTAAAGAGCTGAGTTCTCGACCTGCGAATTTAGATAGCCAGTACTCTGCGTGTCGCTTTTTCGTGGCTTTATCCTTTAATTCTTCGGCGGTTCGAACGTAATGCAATAAAGCATCTTCGAAGATGTATTTTCTCTTTGTATCGAGCTTATCTTCTGCCCACATTTCTTGCTTGAGCTTATCGTGATACTGTTGTGCTTCACGTTTTACAAGCGTGCGAGTGCTTCTCTTAATTCTCTTGCCGTTTGGGGTTGTGATATCAACCCACCACGGACCGTTTGCTTTTCGTCTGTAGATCGACATTTTCTTTTCTCCTCGACCGACAGAGATACCCCACGGTCATTATTCGCTTGTTTTTTCACTCGGTCAAGATCTGATCGTTTAACCCTCCAAATTCTAGATCCTGCCATTTTAAAAAATCCCCAATCTGCTAAATGTTGGCGGACGGTGTTTGGGTGGCAATTTAACTCTTTGGCAACTTGGTTAATTGTTAAATGTTCTATGTGTGTCATACTTTTTACCAAAATAAAAAACCTAGCTTTCGCTAGGCTTGTTCGTTGATCCATTCTCTTAGGTTTTTCCATTTTTGGTAGTCGCACTGGTCGCCTAAGTAGCAATATCCTCTATTGTCTCTTAGGTCGTCTTCGTGGGATTGTAGAGCCTCATCTAAATCTCGAATGATGATGTCTTTGGCGTGTTAGTAAGATCTTGCCAGTGTCCACGAATAAGCTCTACGCAATCTTTCACGGCAAAGGTTCTACGCCCCATACAGTAGCGTAATGACTGTATGGCGAGCGTTTGAAAAGTGCGGTGGTTTACGCTGACGGTTTTAGTCATTGATTACTCTCACTGTTATTTCATATTTTGGTTTATTGTGTTCTAACAAAATAACAGGTTCATTACCTTCAATACAATGTTGAGCAACACAATATAATGCCATTAACGTTACATCTTGCTTTTCTTTCCAATAAAGCCCATTTTTTTCGAGATGCCCAGCATAGATTTGATTAGTCAATGGTGATATACCTAATTTAATTTCTTTCATTGTTTTTCTCCTATAAGTGGGTTATTTTCGGGTTTCGCAGATGTAGCCGTCGCAGTCGTTGTATAACTCGAGGTGGTCGGCTACGAGGTAGAAAGCGGTTAAAAACAGTAGGATTTTTACGTATTTCATCGTCATTTTCTCTTAATTTGGGTGTGGGGAACCGCCGCACGATTTTTGCAATGTGCGGTCGGTGTTGGGTTGTGGTTAAAATCTTGCTAATCGTTGTTGATTAAGCTGGGGTAAGACTTGTTCAATAAAAGGGTCAAGCCATACGTTAAATTCGTGTGCGATGTCGTAGGCTTTTCCTGCAATATCGTTTTTAACATAGCGAGAAATGCCTAAATCTTCGTACAGTTTACGATGAAATACTTCGACTTCTTTTGCAAAGGCTCTGGCTCTTACTAGGTATTTGGCAATTTGTTCTGCATCTAAACCTGCAATGGTGATGTCTTTTTTACTGCGGTCAATCGGGCGGTATTGATTGCCGAGTGTGTTTAAGAAGTTGATAACGTGTTCAAACATTGTTTGCGGTAGTTGGTCATACTTCGCTACGTTAAAAGTGCTTTTGAGCCGAGAGTAGATTTCTTTCCAGTGTAATCCTGTTCGATAGTGAGCCTGTTGTACCGCTTCCTGTATAGCTCGTTGTTGCTCAGGGGTAATTGTAAGCGGTGCGATTTGTGCAGAATTTTGCAATTCGCCTTTATGCATTGCGAGAAACGCTCTTAATACGACCAAGTGGAATTTTGGGCTGATCCACATTGCGTAAGCGAGGGCGAGTTCTTCGCAGGCGTATGTTCCGCCTTGTGTGCCTCGTAGGGTTTTAAGTGGTTGCGTTGTTGGATCTTCTTTTTGGATTTCTTCGATCAATTCTTTTGTGGTATCTAAGCGAACGAAACGATATGGCTCGTGTTTAGCTTCATTTCCGCTGACACGATGTAGATCTTTTAGATTGAATAAGTTGTCTAATTGACCGATTGAAGTTTTAAGAATAGTTAAATTTGACATTTTTATGCCCCTAGAAGTTTGTTTGTATTCGTTCAACTTTTGTAGGGTTGAACGGGCTTCAACAACCGCTTCTAGACGGCGGAGCTTATTTCCCTTTCAGGTATTGTATTTGGCTCTCTCGACCCGTCCATTGAAAACCCCAGATCTGGGGTTTTAAGGATTTTGCAAATTTTAGGCATAAAAAAACCGCTATGCTATCGGGTGCGGATTGCCGCTAGAAGAATTGTTGTGCGGTTATCTTAATCCGAAGGGGGGCGGTTGTCAAACATAAAAATATCAATTATTTTAGTTTAACCTTGAATAAGGTCTTGATTATTTATTTAGTTTAACCTAAAATATATTTGTTTTCGGAATGGTTCTGAAAATGAGAAGCCCAGCTTTCACTGGGCTACTAAATGGAGCTAGGATATGAAGATTTTCAGAGTTCTAATCCTAGTTACCGTAGTATTACTAACCTGTTGTTCAGGTACTGTAGTTTAAGGTAACTCCCGAAGGGGGAAGGTCGGATGTCCCCCTGACGGCTCCAACTATAAGCCTTTTGGCTTAAAAGATCAACAAGGAATTTCTATGCAAACTGAAAAACGCTCTCGTGGTCGCCCAAAATCTGGTTTAACTCTTCAGGAACTGCAAGCAAGAAGCGAAGCTAAGCGTGGTGTTAAGCTCAAAGGCTTTAAACTTCATCAAGAAACGATTGAGCTTATTGAACGCCTTGCCGAGCAACACGGTATTTCACAAACGCAGGTGATTGTGCAAGCGGTTGAGTTATTTAATCAGAAAGGGGCGTAATGCCCTTTTTTGATTTTGGGCGGTGTCAATCCCACAGACTGAAATCCCCTTGAGTTGTGCTAGAATGTAAGTGCTCAATTTATATTCATCAACAAAAGGAGATTTCAGTATGTGGGAAGCGTTGATTGCATCTCTTTTTTCTCTCTTAAAAGAACATTTCGACCATATTATTATGCGTATTACGACTTGGTGCTTATCGTTTATTCTTTGTTAGTTGTACTTGCCTTTAAGCTTTAAATACGGCTTAGAAGCACGTCCATTGCCAGCATTACCTTCTTATGCTCTTGTTTATTTATTCTATTTGACTGCTGCTACTGCATTCTGGCAAGGCTTTTTTATCTTCTTGGAGATAATGGGGTTGATCATTGAAAAAATTGTTAAATGCAAAGCTATTCAACCACAAGCCAATAGGGTTAAGGTTGATAAGCAACAGGAGAAGTAAACATTTTTTTAAGGTCATTTTTATTCCTTTATTGAAAAACACCCACCTGTTACAGTGGGCTAACGGATCATCATTATGATTACGGGTGTTTTAAGTGCTTACCGTGTACACTTTTGTTCAGTCCGATTTTGACGAGATCGGGAACTCGCCTTTGGTATTCACCACAAACACGCAAAGGAAATTGATTTTATTTTGAGCGAGCTGTATTATTTCTATACCACAAACACAAAATAAGGAATAAGTATGCCTAATCTCATCATTACCTATGATTTACGAAAAAGTCGTGACTACCAAAAACTCTATGATGCAATTAAAAGCTATGGTACTTATGCAAAAGTGTTTGAATCTGTATGGTATGTGCGTTCAAAAACACACACTGCAACGCAATGCAGGGATTATTTAAATCAGTTTATTGATACAGACGATAGGTTGGGTGTTTTTGATTGCTCGAATAACGATTTTGCAACAATGAGAGCCATAAATAAAATTTCAGACTTGTGGCAAAATTAATCAGATTTTAGAAATCGTTCTCCCGTTTCATTGTTGATAATTTCACTTATTACTTCAGCATCACTGTATTTGTTGATCGCAGAAATGGCTTTGCAAGCCTTTAGTTCCAAACCGTCATAATACGGAGTAATTTTGATGGAACTTAGAACCGCTTCTATAATTTGGTGTTTTTGCACGGAATTAACGGTTGAGCTTGTTATACTTTCCGCTTTTGAGTAGTTTTCTGTGTTCATTTTGTTTAACCTCTTTTGTTTGTTGCCATTCAAAACCGCTCTCTAGTAACGCATATCAGGTAACTAGGCTGATATGTGGCTGTGGGAATAAGAGCGGTTTTGAATGGCTAGATGCCGTCTCTCCGAGCTGTCACGTTTTTAGCTAACGTTTGCTGTCTGTTGCTTTTTCATTGTTCACCAACTAAAAAACAGACCAAAAAATGTGGTTCTGTCCCCACTATCCGTTCCACTCACTGGCAAACTTGGCGATAGTGGGTTAGTCGTCACCTCAATGGTTCTGTTGCCAATCTGCCGTCACGGCAGTTTTTCACATAAGACTAAACGTTCAATAAGCCAGCGGGGCTTTTAATCCGCTAGTTTAAGCAACTGCACTTATTGACCGCTTGAGGTGTTTTTGTCTGAATTTTTAAAGAGCATTGAGCTGTAGCTCGTTTTGATGGGTGTATAATATAGCTTTGGTTGTGTTATGTAAATAGCTAAAGTTGTTTTATCTTATAGTTATTTATAGCTTTTGTTGTTAAGTGGTTGTTTTTAAATAGGAAAAAATTTTTCGGTATGTGTTTGATTGCTTGTTTTTTAATCATTTTCTTGGTATCAGGAAGATGTTTTTGCAAAAAAATGATGGAATGTGACCGCTTGTAGAATTGTAAATGGGCAAAATGTTGCCCTTTTGGTGCAAGATTTATCCAAATTAAGAGAGTACAATAAGAGAATCTAAGAAAGGGGGATTTATGAAAAAGCAACTGACTAATAAAGAGGAATTTGGCATTGCCATACAGCAATTTATTGATGAATTTTTAGAGCAAAACCCTATCTACAAAGAATTAAAACTCAGTGAAGAGCAGATGTTAATTCTTGTTGAAAAGCTGATTATGCCTAAATTCCAAGAGCAGTTCGAGTTTGACAAGAAATTTATGCATAAATGGGGTAGGGGATAAAAGAAAACCGCCACGGTGGGCGGTTTGACTATTTTAGATTTGTGAAGGTTAGAGTTAATCTTCTAAACATATCAGTAACTAACATAATCATACTGTACATAAAAACAAACGAAGTAAATAATAAACAATATATTAACCATTTACCAGATAAGAATGTCCCAACATAACTAAATAGCATAGAAATGCTAAATCCACTGATTAAATATTTCAAATGTTGCATTATTTGGGCATACATACCATTCTCTCTCATCACTTTGATAAGAGAATGCTCACTAATTGTTACTAATATAGCAATTATCGCAAAGATAAAACCGATTAAGGTTGCTGATGATGTAAATAAATCACTTAGCAAATCTCTAAGCTCATTGACTTCAAAAAGTTTTAATACATTAAAGTGCCATAGGCTATAATGCATTATGACACTGGCTAAAAAGGCAATTTTCTTCCAGTGTTTTATGTGCATAATTATCTCCTACTCTTCGTGAGGTTCATCTAAATAGTCTTTTAGTATATTACTACGCTGTTGTTTTAAGCCTCGCATTTTAGTAAATATTTGGTTAATGTCCACTTCTTTTCTTGATGGAGCAATTAAAGAAAATCGATCTTTCAGAACATTATGCAGTAAGTCTATTGGTTGCTCAGCATTCAATAAGGTGATTTTTAAGGCTCTCGTTTTATCATGACCTAATAAAATCTTAATGGTTTCCCATGTGCTTGAAAGCAAGCCTGTTTTGGTATAATTAGATAAAACAACTTTTTGAACATTTACACCAAGATTTGTCATTTCATCAAATTGCTCTTGAATCCAAGGATCTTCACCTTCTCTAGGTGTTTTGCGTTTAGGTCTTGCTAGCTTGTACTCAAGTTGCTTAAGGGGTGGGTGTTGTTTACCATTGATAAATTCTTCAGCCCCAATTTCTAACATTGAAATATCACTAAATTTAGTATCTAATGATAGATATTTAGTCAGGTGAGTTAAATAGGAATTTAGATGTTTAACTTTACCAAATAAAGAACTATTTTGATATAGTAGGATTTCTTCTTTTTCGCCATAAAAGAGAATAAAATGATTTCTCTCAATAATAGATTCATCTTCATCTAAATCAATAAGTGATTCTTTCCCTGTTCGCTTATTTCCTTTATGTAGAATATCGTCCCTATAAGTGCTGAAATAGCCGGAAATAGAGTTTTCGAATTGAGAATTATCAGAGTAAATACATACCCTTCGAGCGTAGTTACCTATAGTTACTACTGGCATTGAATCTTCTTTAAAATGGTTTACTAAATCACGAAAATTATATTTTTCATATTTATTTGCATAGTAACGGATATTAAATGTATGTTTTTTTAGTTGAGACATTTATTATTTCCTTAATATAGTATAAAAGATACCTACTTAAACCACCAAACCACGTTTCTGTTACCCAATAAAATTCAACTGCTGCTACAAGTAGCTTCTATGCTCAACCGCCACGCCAAACTTTTCTACCGATGATTTGTAAGTTGTTTAGATCATCATCCATTACATCAATAGGATCGTACTCAGGATTAAAACTCACAAGTTGAATGCCTTTGCCTGTTCTAATAATTTGTTTAATGTAGAAATGCTTATTGTAAACAACCGCATAAACCTCACCATCCGCAATTTCTGTATCAGAAATATCAACAATAACAGTATCCCAATCTTCTAATACGGGAGCCATGCTATGCCCACGAACATACATTGCCTTGCAGTTTTTAGGAGATAAACGTTTTACTTTGAACCAAGCTTCACGAAATAAAAGTGGTTCATCTGATTTTCGAGGAACCCATTCAATCACAGGTTTTCCATTACCTGCTGATAATTTAATGTCATACATATCAATACTAATGTGTGTGTCGCTATAATCTTTATCCTTGTCAATGACATCTACATCATCACTTGTTTTTGCAGCCATTTCACCAATACCGAATTGCAACCATTCTGGATTAACTTTCAAAGCTTTTGCCAACTGGTTGACGTATTTAGTTTCTCCGCCTTTTTCAATTTTCTGAATGGTGTTTTGAGATACACCAACTTCTTCAGCAAGCTTAACTTGAGTGTAGTTTGCTTGAGTTCTAGCGAATTTTAATCTCTCAGAAAGTGTGTTCATAAATACTCCTAGTTTTATCTCATTTTAAAATCAAAGTTTTAAATCACCAAAAACATAAAGCTATAAAATTCTTGCGTTAAAACAACCAAGACTATAATATAATACCTTAGCCAAGATAAAAATTAACAACAGGGTTGTTTTTATGAATGAGAACATTGAATTAGCTATCAAAACGTTAGGTTCTCAAGTGAAAGTTGCTAATGCTTGCGGAGTGAGTCAAAACGCTGTGAGTAAGTGGCTAAATGGCTCTTCTAAGGTTTCGTTAGAGCATGCTTTAAAGCTAGAAAAAGCAACTAACGGAAAAGTAAGAGCTGAAGATTTTGACTTGAGCTACGCAGATTTACTTTCACGAACCTAATTTACCCAAAGGAGTGTGCAATGGCACGCAATGAATTAAGTAAAAATGCAAGAGCGATTGCGGATTTGATTTACCGAAAATCCGCCTCTCGAACGCATAAAGATTTAGCGCGCAAAATCGGCGTGTCTGAATCGCAGTTTAGCCGTATGTTTTTGCAATATGTGGAATGGTACGCGGTGATTTGTGATGAGTTGGAGATTGAGCTGATTGATGAGAAGGAATTGGCTGCTTACAAAACTTTGGCTCGTAAGTCGTTAGATGAATAAAAACCCACGCTGGAACGTGGGTAATGGGAAATAATGTTTATGAAAACAGATTTATTATCTACTAATCAGAGAGAAAATGCAACCCTGACGATGAGTAGTCGGGAGATTGCACGAATCACAGAAAGCAGACACCGTGATGTGTGCTTATCTATTAGAAACCTGATGAATAAAGGGGTAATTGGGGGTATGCGGAAAGTCCGTACACCCATGAGCAAAATGGGCAAGTCTATTACGAGTATCATATTAATAAACGTGATACTTATGTGATTGTGGCTCAATTCTCTCCTGAATTTACTGCTCGTTTAGTTGATCGTTGGCAAGAGTTAGAAAATCAACAGAAATTACCGAGCAACTATCTTCAAGCTCTTAAGGCATTAGTTGAAAGCGAAGAAGAAAAGCAAACTTTGTTACTCGAAAATCAAATAATGAAACCGAAAGCGGATTTTGTCGATCACTATGTAGAAGTCGGCACGAGTAAATCCCTGCGTGAAACTGCCAAGATTTTAAATTTCCCTGAAAAGATGATGATTGAGTGTTTATTACGTGATCGTGTGTTGTATCGTCAATCTGGCAATCTATTGCCGTATCAAACCGTTCATTCAAAAGAGCTGTTTACTGTGAAAACAGGTACAGCAGAACACGGACATAATTTTACGCAAACCCGTGTTACTGGCAAAGGTATTGAGTGGATAGCACAACGTTATGCTTCGGAGTTAGGACTATGAGTAAATTTATTCCAAATTCATTTCAAGTGCCAAATGCGGTTGTTGATGAATTAATGAGCGTGTTAAGTGGGGCTGAATTTAAGTGTTATATGCTTGTTGTTAGGCAAACAACGGGCTGGAATAAGCAAAAAGATGCCGTTTCTATTTCTCAAATGATGGAAAAATGTAATTTAAGTAATCGTGGTGTCATTGATGCTTGTGACAAATTGGTGGAAATGGGGCTTTTAACTAAGTCTAAAGGGTATCGTGGAATGAATGTTTTTTCGGTTAATTTCGACAAAATTCCGACCTGTGAAGTAAGTTCACCTGTGAACTCAGCTCACTCGACCTGTGAAGTAAGTTCACAAGTACCTGTGAACTCAGCTCACACACAAAATACCACTAAACAAAATAACAATACCAAAAATAACACCCTAACGGGTGTTAACGCGTGCGAGAAAAAATCTGAAACGTTGATTTTGCTTGAGCAGTTTGGGATTACCGAACAACTGGCAAAAGATTTTATTGTTCATCGGAAGTCTTTCAAAGCTCCTATCACTGAAACTGCGTTGAAAGGTTTTCAGCGTGAGGCGGACAAAGCCAAAATTCCTATTCAACAAGCCATTGTGATTTCGATTGAGCGTGGTTGGCGTGGGTTCAATGCTGGTTGGGATTGGCAAAATGACGGAGTTTCTGCAAAAAATCCACAAAATCCGTCCGCTCGTAATACTTCCAAGCCATTTATCCCTGATGACGAAGGAAACTGGGCGGAAGGTATGTCTATCACGCTAAGGGGAAGTTAATGCAAAACGTGGCATCAATGAACTTGAAAAGCCTTGTCGGGCAAGAGCCAAATTACCAAGTGCCAGCAAAGACAACGGCAATTCCAGACGGTGCGATTAGAGCCGTTAATCAATTATTCATTCAGCTTCGGGCGATTTTTCCTGCGTGGAAAAATTCATTCCCTGATGCAGACAGTTACCGTGAAGCAAAACGGATTTGGCTTGAAACGTTGGTGAACGAAAAAATTACGACGATTGAGCAACTGCAAAACGGGATTGAGCAGGCGAAAAAATCTAAAAATCCATTCTGGCCAAGCGTAGGCGAGTTTGTGGAGTGGTGCAAAACGGTGGACTACGAAGCGTTAGGTTTGCCTGATGAGGATAAACTTTACAAGCGGTTACAAGCGTTTATGGCATTTGGTATGGAAGAAATCCAGAAGTTTAAGTTTGTTTCTACGGCGGAGTATTACTTGATTACCGATTTGTATGTGCGTTGTCGGACTGGTGAATGGAGCGATAAGCAACTCAAAGATGAGATTAAAAAATCCCTCGTCAAAATGAGCAAGCGGTTAAAAACAAGGGAGGTTTTACCAGAACCCAAACTGGCATTACCTCAAGAAGTGAAAGCAGTCGATCGTGAAAAGGTGAGGGCTTTCTGGGGTGGTTTGTTGAAACAGGTTAGGGGGTTTTAGGTGAGTTTTGATAAAGATACTTGGCGGACACCATTGTATTTCATCAGATGGTTGCATAAACGCTTTAGATTTGAGGTTGATGGTTGTGCTAATGAGTGTAATGCTCTTTGTAATTGGTGGATTGGGAAAGAATTAGAGCCTACTGGTTTCAAAGAGGCAGTAGGAATTATTCACGATGATTTTACTGATGAGCGATTACCTGAAATTTTGAAGAAAGCAAATAATGGAAAAAGGTTCTCTATTTTTGTCAATCCACCTTACTCAAACGTTACGCCATTCATTCAACAGGCAAAACGCTTGCGTGATGAGGGTCATACGGTGGTGATGTTGCTCAATAACGATAAATCAACGCAATGGTATCAGAACCATATTCACAACGTGGCAAATGAAGTGATTGATATTATTGGTGGGAGAATTGCTTTTGTTCACCCTATCACAGGCGAGGAAATTAAAGGCAACAGTAAAGGGCAGATGGTCGTTGTGTTCGATCCAACAATGGAAGATTTTGTACAACGGTCGGTCAGTTTAGATTTTATTAAGAAGGTAGGTGGGTATGAGTGACACTGCGATTGTTCTATTGGGTTATTTTTGTTTATCAGGATGGCTAGCTTATTTGGCGTTTAGAGCTTTTGGGTTTGATGATGACAAAAAGAAATGATTTTAAATGCCCTAAGTGCGGCGGAGAGCTGGAAGATTTAAGCATTAACGATGATTGGGATTGGCACGTTGAAGAGCCTTATCGCTGTAACGGTCATTACACAGGGCGATTCCCCAACATCAGCAAGGATTGTGCGATGAACAGAACGAAGTCTTGTGGGTATTTTACGAAAGAGCAGGTTAAGAAGTAAGGAGGTTGGTAGGTATGGAACAAAGGTTGGTAGGTATGGAGTATAAGCAAAAATACTTTCTACGCACTGAGCAAATCAAAAACAATGCCCTTGAATTTGTGAAAGCGTTGCCGATAGATGAGAAAAAGCCGTTAGTGATTGATGTGAAGCCTATTACTCGTAACCTTGAGCAAAATGCCAAATTCCACGCAATGTGCGGCGATATTGCCAGACAGGTGCAATTTAACGGCGAATGGCTACCGCCTGAAACGTGGAAGGTCATTTTAATTTCTGCCCACGCTGAAGCAACGAAAGAAGGTTCTCGTTTGGTCACAGGATTGGAAGGCGAATTAGTGAATATTCGTGAGAGTACGGCTCAAATGAGCGTAAAACGAATGGCAAGTTTAATCGAGTATGCAACTTCGTGGGGTGTTTCTAATGGGGTGCATTTTAATGACAGATGGAATTTTTGGGGGGTGAAATAACCTACGCTTAGTGGTTAAGCGTAGGTGTAAGCGTTAAGCGGTTAAGATTTTATCCGCTGCGATTTTAGCTAAGAAGTTGCTACGGTTTTTATACTCTTTGTGAACCGCAACAAAATCATCAATGCGTTTGATGAGATAGCTAGGGAGGGTGATGTTGATGCGTTCGGCTTTGCCTAGTAAATGGCTAATATCAACATCAACAATCCCAAAGAACATACCGTAATCGGTAAAATCAGGGTTGTTACGGTGATTTTCGATACTCGTTGGTAATGGAATATCTTCGCCATCTTCAACTAAGCCTTCAAGGTGAAATACGATGGCTTCTTTGACATTTTGATATGCTTCTTCGAGGGTATCGCCAGCAGAGAAGCACCCTGGAATGTCAGGCACGATAACGCCGTAAGCGTGAGTTTCGTCACCTGGTTCAATTGCAATTGGGTATAACATATTTTGTCCTTGTGGTTATAGCAGGGCTATTTTAGCCCCGCTTGTTTAAGTATTGAGAGTTCAGTTCCTTTTTTTAAATCCTTTTTGGGATGAGGCACTGTTACTCGCCCTTGTTTAGTTGGATGTTTGAATTGATGGTGGCTTCCACTTGTTGCAACTAAGTACCAACCATCTGCTTCAATCATTTTGATTATGGTTTTGCTATCCACATTGCCTAACTCCTATGTTGTTTTAGTGTGTGTATTATACTTATCCTTTAAGTTAAAAGCAAATCATTTGTGTGTAGTGTGTGTATTTTAGGTGGATAAATGAAATTTTACTGCCCAAACTGCCAATCAATTTTAAAAGACTGGCGTAGGTTTTCTGAAAAGTCAGAGATTGATAAGGTTAAGCCGTTTGAATGTACTGGGTTGAAGTGCGGTAAGCGTTGGAGTGAGGAAGAATTGGGGGCATTTAATGATAAAGCCAAAAGTAAAAACTCGTAAATGCAAATGCTGTGGTGGTGAGTTTAAGTCTGCGGATAGTTTTAGAAAATGGTGTAGTCCTGATTGTGGGGTAAAACTTGCCAAAATAGCCCAAGAAAAAGCCCGTCAGAAAGCAATAGAAAAGCGAAATCGAGAGGAAAGAGCAAAGGTTAAGGCAACGAGAGAACGTTTAAAATCTCGTGCTGAGTGGCTTAGAGATGCTCAAGCTGTTTTTAATGAATACATTCGGTTAAGAGATAAAGATGAGCCTTGTATTTCGTGCCAGCGTTTTCATCAAGGGCAATATCACGCAGGGCATTATCGCACGGTAAAAGCAATGCCAGAGCTGAGATTTAACGAAGACAACGTCCATAAACAATGCAGTGCTTGTAACAATCATTTGAGTGGAAATATCACAGAATATCGCATCAACCTTGTGCGTAAAATCGGGGCAGAGCGAGTAGAAGCATTGGAAAGCTATCACCCTCCTGTGAAGTGGTCGGTTGAGGATTGTAAGGAAATTATTAAAACGTATAAGGCGAAGATTAAGGAGTTGAAATGTGGCGGATAAACTGTTAGAAGAACCAAAGCAAGCGTGGATTGAGAACTTGTTAAACCTTTGGGGAGCGTGGGCATTTAGTGGATTGGATTTTGAAAGCCGTATGAATATGTTGGCAAGATTGATGTTACAAGCCGACCCTAGCCGTGTTTCTGAGCCTATTCGGGAAATGTGTGATGATGAGTTGGGGTTAGTGATTAGTTCTGTAATTGGTTATTGCATTAAAAATCCTTGTCTGCAGGATTATAAATACCTTGAGGCAAAGTATGTGTATGGGTTATCGGTGTATGCGATTGCGAAGTATCAGTGGGAGAAAGATAAGTCTATCTCGGTTAATGCTTGGTATAAACGAGTAACTAACAGTATTAAATCTTCAGAATGGGTAATTGCTAAATTTCTCGATCTTGCTATTAAAAATCATAAAAATGCAGTTAAATTACAAAAATATGCTTTTAATGTGTAAAAAGTCGTTGAATTTGGTGGAGGTTTCCTATAATATATCAGTAATGGTGGTCGTCGTGTAAGTGATGTTCACCGAATGTATTTTATAGCCCTGATGGTTTATGCCGTTGGGGCTTTTTGTTTTAAGAGTATGGTCTAATGGTATGACAACGGTCTCCAAAACCGTTAGTGGTGGTTCGATTCCATCTGCTCTTGCCAGTTTATAAGCTCAGTCTTTACGGACTGGGCTTTTTTATTGCCTGAAACGAGGGCTAAGGTATGAAAAATGCTATGAGAGATGCAGGAATGCAGAGCTATGCATGGACTGGGCTTACAGGTTGGTTAGCATGGTTAGGCGATCAACAAAATTTAATGTTCATTAGTTTGGCTCTAGGGATTGTTACAGCGTTAGTTAATATGTACTCAAAATGCCGAGAAGGGAAAATAAAAAAACGCCAAGAAGAAAGAGCTGAAGAAAAGCATAAAGCAGAGATGCGCCACCTTGAAGAAATGCATCAGATACGTAAACAACAACTCTCAAGGGGATTAAGATATGAGCCGAATAAAAACATTAAGTAAAGTTGGCGGTGGGGTTTGTGCTGTCAGTGCCATTATTGCGGTATTAAATACAGATTTTCACGGTCAATTTCGTACAAGTCAGCAAGGGCTTGAGATTATCGGCGATGCAGAAGGTTGTAAACGAGAACCTTATTTGTGTCCTGCAAATGTGCTTACTGTTGGTATTGGTTCAACGGAAGCGTCAAGCGGTAAGATTGAAAGAAAAGTTTACACAGACAAAGAGATTGCACAGCGTTGGTTGGTTGATATTCAGCACGCAGAAAAATGCGTGAAGCGTTACGCAAACGGTTGGAATATTCCGCAATCGGTGTTTGATGTTGCTACTTCGCTGACGTTTAATGCTGGGTGTGGCACCGTGAGTAAATCGACATTCTTTCGTAAAATCAAATCAGGCGATTATGTTGGTGCCTGTAATGAGTTGCCTAAATGGGTTTATTCAGGTGGCAAGAAGTTACGAGGGTTAGAAACCCGTCGTGAGAAAGAGAAGGCGTTATGTTTAGCTGGGTTAATAAAATCTTAATGGCATTGATTTTGGGCTTGTGTGCGTGGCTATGGGGTCAGTCACGGAGGATAGATAGCTTGACAGCCGAGAACCAAACACAAGCCCAAACTATTGAGCAACAGCAAGAAGCAAACAGTAAGCTGACAATGCAACTGCAACAAGAGCGACAAGCGGTGGAATATCAGCAAAGTGTTGCAAATAAACTACGAAAGCAGGTGGAGCAGAGTAATGAACAGATTAAATCTATTTTACAGAAAGAGCCGTGTGGCGTTACTGCTTTGCCTCGTTCTGTTGTCGATGAGCTTAAGCGGTTGCACAGCAAAGACAAAGATTGAGTATTTATATCCACCGCAAGCCTTTTTAATGCAGTGCGAGCGGTCAGAATTTAGTGGCACGACCTATGGTGATGCTATCGAGTATCTCGTTAAGGTGATGGGAGAGCGTGACTTGTGTGCGGGTCAGATTGATAGCATTAGAGAGTGGCAAGCACGAACTAAGCAAGGTTTTAAATAGCGGATTAACGTTTGTGCCACGATAAAGAGCGGTCAGGTGATCGCTCTTTTATTTTATGTAAATTAAATGCTACATAATTTGCGTATGGTTTTGGGGTTGTTGGATAAATTCCCGAGAAAATACGCAAGTGATGTAATTTATATATAACAAAACCCCGATCACTGCAAATGATCGGGGTTTTTCATTACCCATTAAAGCCGAATGAGTAACGATTTATGGAGATTATGACAGTTTTAACCGTAACCATCAAGGAGATACTTATGGAATATGGTTTATGGCAAATAAGCCTTGCAGTAACACTACCTATTTTAGCGTTTGTTTCACCAAAGCTAATTAATGCCATTGCTAATTTATTGAATGTTTTGAAATAAAAAGGATTAACCACGATGACGAAGAAAGACGAGGTTAAATCCACGTCTAAAGGCGTGGGTAAATTCAAACTAACAGACAAACAACAGCGGTTTGTTGAAGAATACTTAATTGATCTTAACGCAACACAAGCGGCGATTAGGTCTGGTTATGCTGAAAAAACAGCAAATCGTGAAGGTAGTCGCTTGCTGTCAAATGTAGACATTCAAGAAGCAATTCAAGAAGCTCAAAACAAACGAGCTGCGCGAGTAAATGTTACTCAAGATGATGTTTTAAAGGGATTACTTGAAATTATCTCAATGAGTACAGGCAAGCAGAAAATCACAGAAACAGAACTAAGCAAGGTTGATGGTTCTATTGTTCCTATGGATGTAGAGAAAGTTTGTTTTGAGCCTCACGCAGCAAATAAAGCACTTGAGCTATTAGGTAAACATCTTGGTATGTTTAAGGATAAAGTCGATGTAACAAACTCTGACGGCTCACTTCGTCCTACTATTATTGAGTTGGTCGCTCCAGATGAAAGTACAACTTAATCTCCCCCCTAAACTTATTCCTGTGTTTACTCTCCAGGATGTGCGTCATCGTGGTGCTTATGGTGGGCGTGGTTCGGCTAAAACACGCACTTTTGCCAAGATGACCGCTGTTGTTGCGTATCAACGGGCAATGCAAGGCGAAAGCGGTGTCATTTTGTGTGGTCGTGAGTTTATGAACTCGTTGGAAGACTCGTCATTAGAAGAAATTAAGCAAGCTATAAGAAGTGAGCCATGGTTGGCTGATTTCTTTGAGGTTGGCGAGAAATATGTACGCACAAAGTGCGGTCGAATTTCCTATATTTTTACAGGTTTACGGCACAATCTTGACAGTATTAAATCAAAAGCACGGATTTTACTTGCGTGGATTGATGAAGCAGAAAGCGTGAGCGAAATGGCGTGGCGGAAACTTCTGCCTACGGTGCGTGAAAACGGTTCGGAAATTTGGTTAACGTGGAACCCTGAAAAGAAAGGTTCGGCAACGGATTTACGCTTTAGACAACATCAAGACGAAAGTATGGCGATTGTTGAAATGAATTATAGCGATAATCCGTGGTTTCCTGATGTATTAGAGCAAGAACGTTTAAGGGATAAAGCCCGTTTAGATGATGCGACTTATCGTTGGATTTGGGAAGGGGATTATCTTGAAGAAAGTGAGGCTCAAGTCTTTAGAGGGAAATATCAGGAGCTTGAGTTTAAGCCTTTACCTGATTTTGAAGGTCCTTATCACGGGTTGGATTTCGGTTTTGCTCACGACCCAACCGCAGCGATTAAATGCTGGGTATTTAATGATGAATTGTATATTGAATATGAGGCTGGCAAAGTCGGGTTAGAGCTTGATGATACAGCCACATTTTTGCAGAAAGGTATTGCTGGTATTGAGCAGTATGTGATACGAGCGGATTCGGCAAGGCCTGAGTCTATTAGCTATTTAAAGCGACACGGTTTGTCTCGTATTGATGGCGTGCCAAAATGGAAAGGTAGCGTTGAAGATGGGATTGCGCATATTAAATCCTATAAGAAAATCTACATTCACCCACGTTGTCAGCAAACCTTGAACGAATTTCGTTTGTATAGCTACAAAACCGACCGCTTGTCCGGCGATGTGTTGCCAACATTAGTTGATGCTCATAACCACTATATTGATGCGTTGCGGTATGCGCTTAATCCTCGTATTCAGCGGAAAGGGGATTTTAGCCAAAATCCACTTAAACTTTACTAAGGATAATTTATGTCTGATGTTGCTATTGTGATGCCAGAAATTAGGGCGTTGAATGAAAAAGGTGTGATGATTGATGATTTGCTTGGCGGAACAAAAACAATGCGACAAGCAGGGAAGAAATACCTTTATCAATTCAGTCTTGAGGAAGAAGAGGCTTATAAAAACAGACTTAACCGCTCAACGCTTTATCCTGCTTTATCGGAAACGCTCTACCAAATGACAGGTAGAGTTTTTTTTGAGCCGATTACGACAAATGACGTTCACGATAAATTAAAGCAAGATATTTTGCCTGATGTGGATTTAGAGGGGAATAATGTCGATGTATTTTCTTCTCGTTGGTTTAATGCAGGTTTAACTTACGGCGTGGCGTGGTGCTTAGTGGATTACACCCGTACTGAGAATATTCGTACCATTGCCGATGAGAAAGCGGCTAATGCTCGCCCTTATTTTATTCTGATTAAGCCTAAAAATGTTTTGGGATTTAAAACGGATAAAATCAAAGGGAAACGACAAATCACGCAGTTCCGCTATATGGAAGAAGTGTCGGTAGATGATGGCGAGTTTGGTTCGAAGATTGAAAAAATAATTTATGTGTACGAAATCGGCCGTATGCGTAAGTACAAAGCGACAGAGGGGCAATGGACGCTGATTGATGATGTGCAACTTCTTGCTCAAAATCGACCGCTTGAAGTGGTGCCTGTTGTGCCGTTTATTACGAAAGAAAGCAATGTGTTTGCATTAGGTGAACCGCCGTTGCTTGAATTAGCCTATTTGAATGTTAAGCATTGGCAATCACAATCCGATCAGGACAACATTTTAAATACCGCTCGTGTGCCGTTATTAGGGATTTTCTCCGATACTGAAGTCAATAAGCTACAAGTTGGCGGTAGTGCGTTGCATTTACCAGCCGGTTCTCAAATTGCTTATATCGAACATTCAGGTAATGCGATTAACGCAGGGCAAGACAGTTTGAAAGAGCTGGAAAGCCAAATGCGTGTTGCCGGGGCGAAACTCTTAGATAAAACCGTGTTAGCAATGACAGACAGTCAAGCCAAAGAAGAGCAAGGTAAAGAAATCAGTTTATTGCGACTGTATGCGAATAAATTTGAAGATGCGTTAGATTTAGCCTTGGAATATGTTGGGTTGTGGTTGGGTATTGATGATGTCGGTAAGGTAGAAATTAGCGGTAACATTGATGACGATCTCGAGCCAAATGCCTCGATGGATATGGTCATTAAAATGCAACAAGCCGGCACGCTTTCAAAACAAACCGTATTTAATGAAGCAAAACGCCGTGGGTTGATTAGCGATAATGTGGAATGGGAAGATGAACAGGCTCGCTTAAATGAAGAGGGGGTAGAATATGACCTTGAGTTCGCAGGACAAGCCGAAACAAAGCCTGAATAGTCGTATTGCATACGCATTAACTGATCGCAAAATTCTGCATTTTCGTTATGATGCACATCTTAGACAGCAGGTAATGAAACAGCTGAGTAAAACACAACGTGAGTTGCTCAATCGTTTAGCAGCCGCAGGTATGGATGCTTTACCTAAAAAACAATTAGACACACTGCTTAAGGAGCTTAAGCAAGAAGTGGCAAAAGTCTATCAAGAAATGACCGCTTACACGCAAGACGAGTTAAGCGGTTTTTTTACGGCGGAAACCCAACATCTTCATCAGCTTTACAATGATGAAGTCGGCTTTGATTTTTTTAATCAGGTGCCTGAATATAAGCAAAAAGCGAATAAAACCGCAACGATTAAAGCCTAGCGACATAACTTTCACAAAAAAGCGAGATAATTATCATCACATCTTTTTTCATATACTGAAATAAAATTTCACTTTTTAAAGAAAAAGGGCTTTAACTGAAGGAGTAGTTAAAGCCCTTTTAGTCTTTTTAGCGTCTTTAGTGACGTTTTTTCAATCAATCAGAAAACCATTTTTGATGGTGCAAGCAAACAATCTGATTGAAAGGTAAAACCTATTTACTTAATACAACCTTTAATTAAGTAACCTGCTGATTTTCCGACAAGGAAAGGGGCGTTGATATCCGTACAACGAATGATTTCCACTTTACCGCCTTTCTCTTGGTAAGTATCAACAAATAAGCCGTCTTTACGTCTTACAGTGTAACCGTAAGACGGCTCAAAAACATTGCCTTTTTTGCCTTTATCTTTACCGTTTGCAACATAAGCCAAAACAATGCTATTTGACCAAATTTTTTCTAGATTACCGTCTTTCTCTTGCGAAGCTGCGCCGATTTTTACCGTTTCAACGCCAATCAGTTCAGCAAAAATTTCGGGGGTTAAAATGCCCGTGCGCGTGTATTTGATACGCTCTAAAAGATTTGCATTTTCTTTTAAAATTTTCCAAACATCTGAAGCAATTACACAGACATTAGGCAAACGCCCAATAGTAGTAGAAACAGCTTCTAAACCGTCATTGATAAATTTTAAAGGGTCAGATTTTGCATTTGTGAAACGTTGCGTTTCAGTCAGTGTAACAACATTTTCAGCTGAATAATTATCTGCATTTTGTGCAATTTCAGCAACAGCCACTTCACGCCCTAACGCAATGACATCTTGAACAACAGAAAGGGCGTATTTTTTCAAGGGATAGCTGGCATCATTATCTTCACGATAATCAATAGGGTATTCAATATCGTGTTCTTTTAATTCCACGCTTAAACTTGTTACATCTTCAGGGGTTAAGCGGTTAGAATCGCCGTGTAATTCTCGAACGGTTGAACGCGTGCGAAAGGCTAAACGCCCAAACTGTGGGATTTTGCCCGCTTCTTTTTCAATTTCAACAACTGGCATTAAAGTTTCAGCAACTAATTCATTGTTGTGATAACCTTGAGCAATTTCAGTTAAAATAGGGTCTTGAATACGTTTATTTGCTAGGCTCATTTTATTCTCCTTTTCGGTTATGGATAACATCAAATGCTTCTGCATAGCTCAAACTATTTGCTTTTGCATAAGCTCTAATTTCTTGATCTAACTCAATCATTTCAGGCGGTGTATTTTGCGGATATTTAACAACATCAACGGCTTGTTTTTCGTAGGCACGCTCTTTTGTAGCAAATTCACCGAAATGAATAATTTGCGGTTGTGCATTGAAAAAGGCTTGCATTTTTTGCAATAGGCTTTCATTTTCGCCAAACTCAATTACATCGCCTTTATCGTAACGTTCTGCAAAATTCAATAATTCAACCGCTTGAGATTTTGCAATAGGGGCTAATTTACCTTGACGAATTAACCCATCTGCAAAAGCTAAAATATCCGCTTTTTCTTTACTGGCTAATTGGCTTTTTAAGCGTTCATTTTCAGCTTTTAATTTTTCAAGCTCTGAAAAATCCTTAGATACAGTAAAATCAATCACGCCTTGCTCATTATCCGCAAAACTTGGACTTTTTAAGCCTTTTACTGCTGGAGCCATTGCCCCTAAAAATCCAACGTGACGCAAATATAGTGTGCCTTTTTTAGGATTGTTTTCACTATCGGGCAAATAGAAAGACGCCGAAATTTTTTTAAATCGCCCTTTTTGAACCATTTCAGCAAATTCAGGATCGACTTGTTGAAACTCCGCCATTAAAACATCATTTTCTAAATGCAAGGATTTCACCCACGCATAAGCCGGTGCATTATGTTCAGGATGACCAATAACCGCTGGGGCTTCAAATGTATTTACATCATAGGCTTGAACAACGCCCTGCAAGTCTTCTGTTGTAATGTTTACTTCAGTTCCACTAGCATCTTTACGCTTGCCTGCTTTAAAAATTTCAATTAATTGCATTTTTGTTCCTTGTTTTGATTTTTTAAAATACGATAAATCCACTGTAAAGAAACGCCGTATTTTTTAGCTAAATAGGCGTGATTAAAGCCATTAAACTCTTTGACGATTAAACGATTTCTTGCATTTGCCTGAGCTTTATCCGAAACCCCTTTAGGGATATAGATCGAACTCCCCCCCACAATGGAATGATATTTTCTCCATTAAAGCAGCGTATAACGCTTGAGTATTTTCTATTCCAAATTGTTCCGCCACTTCTTGCACTGCATTACCTATCCCATAAATAAAATTCTCCCACGTAAATTCTGCATTATTTTGCATAACGTCCCCCCACTCTCAAACTGTGCAGATACTTTAAATCACTTTATAAAAAACGCCTTTTAAACTAGATTAAAGAAATTCAACCCCACAACCACCAGCAACAAACCGCCCCACGCTCAAACAATCCCCCAAACAGGCGAAAAAAGGCGTTTATGCGTGTTTATAAACACGCAAAAAGATAAAAGGGCTACACTTGTTAGGCCTAAACAGAAAAAGGGCTTAAAAGGGCGTTTTTGTGGGGATTGGTAAAAATTAGGGGAAATTTGACTGACTGAATAATAAAAAGTGGAACGTTCAATATTTTAAAAAATCAATAACTCAAACAAAATCAATTAGTTACAAAATTATTTTATTGAACGTTCCAGTTTTTTTCAATAAACTCTTGCTATTTATCTTAAAAAGCGTATGATTGTTCTCAAGGTGTCGAAACCTTATGTAAAGCGGATAACCGCACCCGATAGATCAAGCGGTTTTTTTGTATCTAAAATTTGCAATTTTAGGGCGAAAAGTACAATTTATTTAAACTCAATGCCGAGGGGGCGAGGAATACAACACCCGAAAGGGGAATAACTCCAGCCTACTTTACAAGGCTTTCGAACCCCTTGGCACCCTATTTTATAGGGTAAATTTCGAAAATATGTAAAGGAGTTCATTATGAACGTTCAGCAATTCCCTTTTTCTCTTCAAACAAAACTTATCAGTAACCGCCAACAATTTTTTATTTCATTAAAAGAGCTTGCGCACGTTGCTTTTAATTGGCATCCAACCACCAAAGAAAGCCAACAACATTTAAACAGTTTAGGCTTTCAGGCTGAGCAGGATTATTTAATTATTCAAAATAAAGCACTGAATGAAACGCTTGATTTTTGGCTTTCCATTGAAACTGCCATTAGTTTTATAGATAAAACAACAGACTGCTGGACACCGATTATTAAACGTTGCTTAGAAGCTTTAGGCGAATTACGCAAAATGAACAAAACAGTATTAAGCGAGCTACAACCAGCCATAAATCAACAGCGTTTTATTGTTGAAACCAATGCTTTTTTAAATACCTATTTTCAATATGACCATCATTTTTTAATTAGTGAAGATGATTTTGTTGCACTTGAACGAATGAAAGGGGCTTGCACTGCTTTTGAGCTGATGTTACTTGAAATGAATAATAACCGATCTTTAAGTTATGAAACATTAGCCGATTTATTTTCTTGTTGTACTGCGCCTTTATTTGACGTCTTAAAACGCCTAAAAGACGTTAGTGATGAAGCCGATAAAATCAGAGCTTTAGCAGTAAACTAAGGGGGATAAAATGAGCAACACCAGCAAAATTTTAGACTGTCAAAATCTTGTTTGTGATTTAAGAGATCAAATTTTAGCCCTTGAAACCTTAGATCATTTACTTTCGCTGTCTTGCCATAGTGTAGAACAAATTGACTGCGACGGCGTAAGCCGTTTACTTAGAGCAATAACCAGCACGGCAGGAAAACAGCTAGAAGAGCTTGACGGCTTACTTGAAAATTGTAAACAATAAACTAACCGAAAACAGACCGCACTTTAATTTAAAGTGCGGATTTTCTACCAACAGGAGCAAAAAATGACAGATAACACCGAAGAAAAATTAGCGATCTTGCGTAAATTTGAAAGTGAATTTGAAAAATACAAAGGCGAAGCATACACCTTACTAGGACGTTTAGAAGCCTTTAACTTCTCTAAACGCTTTTTAGAGTTTAGCGAACTAAAAACAATAGAACGCATAAAAGAAACTAAAGCCTATAAAGATTTATGGGTAACAGACAAAAAAACAGGCGAGAAAAAGAAAATTAACACTTTAAAAGAGTATTGCGAATGTTTAGGCTTGTCTTATGATACTGTAAATAATCACTTGAATTACTTACAAAATTTAGGTGAACCACTATACAGAGAGAGTCAGCGTTTGGGCGTATCAAATAGAGAAATGAGACGCTTGATAAAATTACCAACAGAAGCGATCACTGAAATATCTAAACAAGACTATTCAGAAGATGATGATAAAACTCGATTATTAGCCACACTTAGCGAATATGAATTAACCATAGAGAAACAAGCCGAAACCCTAAAAGAAACCACACAAAAACTAGAAGAAAGCCAGCAAAATTATGAAGCATTAAGCCGAGTGAATGAGAATAAGGATAAACGCATAAATCAGCTAGATTTAGACCTACAAAAAAGCAAGCAGCTAATTGAAACAGCTACGCCAGATGAATTAGGAGCAATCTTAAGAGAAAAAGCCAGCTTAATTGCTTATGGTATTCAAGCTCAAATAATCGCACAACTTAGACCAGCTTTTGATGAATTAGAAAAACATAGCAATGAAACAAACATTGATCACCGCCAATTTATGGGCGGTATTATAGGGCAACTTTATGTAGAAATTAATGAAATTCAAAGCTATTTCAATTTAAACGAATTTGCAGACGGTAATAATTTGTTAGATTGGGAACGCGGTATTTTTAAAAAAGAAGATAATGAAATAGATGAGAGAATGCAAGCTATCTTAGATGCTGAAATTTTAGGCTAAATAATTATTAAACCACGCTAAAAGCGAAAAATAGCCCTTTCTTTAAAATTGCTCCTATATCGCCCGATGCTTTTCGGGCGTTTTTATAGGAGAAATCAGATGACAAAACTAACCAAACTACCCCACGACGTTTTAAACGAATTACAAGAAGAAATTAGAGCCAATTTTTACAGCCATAACGAAGCAATCAGCGACTGGTTAAAAGAAAAGGGCTACAACATAGGGAAAAGCACAATCCACCGCTACGCCCAAGCATTAAAGCGGTTAGACGGCTTTACCGCAAAATCTCAAACACACGACCTACTAGCCAAAGTAATAACAGAAAATTTTGATAGTCCTAGACTATCATCACTTTACCGAAAATTAGGCAAATTAGAACACGAAAAGCAAAAAATCTTAACCCAAATTAACCAACTGCAAGACGAAGAAAAAGCCTAAAAATTTAGGCTTTATTTTCTTTCACATATTGAAACATTATTACAATAACAATTTATTCCCACGTATTCCAACGTATTCCCACATCAATTTATCTCGTTTTTATTGTATTAGTTATGTTGGTCGGGTTTACGTTTAGCGGCTGCAGGTGTGGACGCTTTACCTAAAAAGCAATTAGACACACTGCTTAAGGAGCTTAAGCAAGAAGTGGCAAAAGTCTATCAAGAAATGACCGCTTACACGCAAGACGAGTTAAGCGGTTTTTTTACGGCGGAAACCCAACATCTTCATCAGCTTTACAATGATGAAGTCGGCTTTGATTTTTTTAATCCAGTGCCTGAATATAAGCGAAAAGCGAATAAAACCGCAACGATTATTGCAGGTTCGCCTTTAGAAGATTGGTGGGCAAAGCAAGGCAATGATTTTGCCTTTAAGTTTGAAGGGATTATTCGTCAAGGGTTGTTAGATGGCCAACAAACAAGTCAAATGATTAGTGATGTTAAGCATTTGATGAATACGTCTCGCAGACACGCTGAAACCTTAGTCATTACTGCAGTGGCTAAAGTGGCAGATAAAGCTCATCAAGCCTTAAGAGATGAAAACCTTGATATTTTGGCGGGAGAAAAGCACCTTTCTACATTAGACACACGAACATCAACCGTCTGTCAATTAAGAGACGGGTTAATGTGGGATTTAGATAAAAAGCCGATAGACCACGATGTACCTTATCAACGACCGCCTTTACACCCACGTTGTCGCAGTATTTTACAGCTTGTAACCAAGAGCTGGAAAGAGCTTGGGATTGATGCGGAAGAAATGCCGTCAAGCACAAGAGCAAGTCAAGATGGTCCTGTATCAGAGCAGATTAACTACGAAAATTGGTTGAAAAGCAAATCGCCTGAGCAACAAGACCAAGTATTAGGTAAAGGCAAGGCGGACTTATGGCGTAGAGGTGTAATTACTTTTGCGGATATGTTGGATCAGAGCGGTAGACCGTTGACTTTGGCAAATTTAAATGCAAAATTTAATACTCAAGATGGAGTAATAAAACAAATGCGTTCAAATTGGTCAGACGATTTCCCCGATACAGTTATAGATAGAAAATTAGGTGAGGCAACATCTCACCCTCTTTATGAATTAGCTAAGAGAGGGGATATTGATGCAGCTTACCATTTGGCAAAAGATCTTGTTTCAGATGAAGCAATTGAGACATTGCGTAAAATCATCGCTGGTCGGAATGTTATTATTGTTCCGGTTCATGCTGAAGAAGCAGTTGGTAGAAATATGATTCCTGTAGCAACTGCTACAGTGCTAGCGAAGAAATTGAATGTAAAAGTCGATCTTTCCATTGTTCAAGCAACTAAGGTTTCTAGAACAGCAGGTGATGGTTGGCATAGATTGATTTATTCCCCTGCATTTGATGGAGAATATCCTAAAGGTCAACTGGCTATTATTCTCGATGATACTCAAACGCAAGGCGGTACATTAGCCAGCCTTAAAGGGTATATTGAGCAACAAAATGGCAAAGTTGTTGGTGCTTATGCTTTGACAGGAAAACAATATTCTGTACAATTACGATTATCTAAAGAAACACTGAATCAATTGAGGGAAAAATATGGCAGTATTGAACACTGGTGGACAGAAGAATTTGGCTATGATTTCTCAAAACTCACAGAATGGGAAGCGAGATTTATCCTCAATTCACGTAAGACAGCTGACGAAGTCAGAAATACAATCATTGCGAGAAAGCAAGCGTGAAGCCTATGAAAGAATGATGAAATTAAATTAAGTAGAGCTATTTCCGTTGTAGCTCCCTTTCTCATTTTGTGGAGCTACAATTATTAACCTAGCCTAAGTGCTAGGTTTTTTTATACCTAAATTTCAACCAAACTGCTTATACAGCAATGTATAAGCGGTTTTTTATTATCCACGTTTCGGAAGAAACACAACTCACTTAGGAAGGAAATCCAAATGAAATTAAAACTCGATGAAAACGGCAATGTTGTGGTTGTAGATGGCAAACCTGTGTATATCCACGATGACGGGAAGGAAATCCCTTTTGATGCACCGCAAGTAATGCAAAAAGTTTCTTCGCTCAATGCTGAAAACAAGCAACACCGTGAGGCTAAAGAGAAAGCGGAAGCGGAACTCAAAAAGTTTGACGGGATTGAGGATGTTGCAAAAGCAAAAGAGGCCTTAAAAACGGTGGAAAATCTTGATGCTAAAAAACTGATTGATGCAGGTGAGGCGGAAAAGGTTAAACAAGAAGTGATTAAGGGCTATGAGCAAAAACTGGCAGATGCCAAAGCGTTAGCAGAGAAAGTGCAAGGTCAATTGCATACTGAGTTGATCGGCGGTTCGTTTGCTCGCTCTAAGTTTGTCACGGAGAAACTGGCAATGCCTGTTGATGTGGCTCAAGCGTTCTTTGGTAAGCATTTTAGCATTGATGAAAACGGTGCAATTTTGGCAAAAGATGCGTTTGGCAATGAAATTTTCAGTCGAGTAAAACCGGGGCAACGTGCGGATTTTGAAGAGGCGTTAGAGGCTTTAGTGGATGCTTACCCTAACAAAAATTCTATTCTAAAAAGCACTGGCTCAAGCGGTGGTGGCGGTGGTGCAGGTGGTTCATCTGCAACAAAACCTAAATCACTGAGTGAATGTAAAACAGATGTAGAGGCAACAACTTCATTATACACGCGTTCAGCTCGTGCTTTAAAAGATTATGGCTATGCGCAAAAAGACATTCTGCAATTTACTGAAACAATGAATAAAGCAATGGCTGTCGGTGGTGTGAGTGCTGAGGCTCAAGCAAGTGCATTATTTCAGTTGTCGCAAGCTTTGGGTTCAGGGCAATTACAAGGTGATGAATTTAAAACCATTGCGGAATCCGCCCCGATTATTCTTGATGTATTAGCGGAATACATGGGTAAAAGCCGTGCTGAAGTGAAAAAACTGGCAAGCGAAGGACAATTAACATCTAAATTGATTTTTGACGCCTTTAATGGCTCAACAGAAAAAATTAACCAAAAATTTGAACAAATGCCGATTTCATTTGGTGGTGCAATGCAACAAATGGAAAACGCATTTATGAAATTTGTAGACGAACAGAACCGCACTTTAGGTATTACAGAAAATTTAGCGACAGGTATTTCTTTTCTTGCGCAGAATTTTGAATATTTAGCCGGTGTGCTTTTGGCAATTGCAGCTGGCAATGGTGCTAAGTTTATTTCAACGTTGGTTCTTGCTCGAGTGGAAACACACAGACAAGCGCAAGCGAGTTTAATCGCTGCGAAAGCCACACAAACCCAAGCAGCGGCAGAATTAGCGGCTGCACAAGCCAAAATGAATTTGTTGAATTCAGAAATGCAATTAGTACGAACCAAGAAAGCTAGAGCAGCGATTGAGGCTAAAATGGCTCAACAAGCGCAAGTTATTACGGGGCTTATTAATGCGGAGGCGGCAGCTATGAATAACCTTGCGACAGCGTCTCAACGCGCATCAATTGCAAGCAGTGCAGCCGCAGGAGCCAAAAATTTATTAAGTGGCGCATTAGGTCTTATTGGTGGTCCAGCTGGGGCGGCAACAATTGCGGCAGGTGCATTATTTTATTTCAGCCAAAAGGCACAAGAGGCAAAAGAGGCGGCGTTAGATACCGAGAGTGCGAATAACCGTTTAAAAGAAAGTTATGACGGCTTAAGTGAAAGCGCGTTGACCTTGAAAATTTTTGAGCAAATTCAAGCAATGGAAAATTATGGTGAGCAAATTTCCAAAGTGCAGGCGGAAATTTCCCAAATTCAAACAAGTGCTTGGCAATTTGGTTTGGAGTTGTCTGAAAGTTCCAAGCAAGATCTTGAAAAATTAAACGCGGAATTAGAAAGAATTCGGGAAAATAAAAATATCGATCTTTCAGTTTTAAGCAACCAATTAACCGCACTTGGTGGGGTGTTCTTGTCAAATGGTAAAAGCATTGATGATTTTCGCACCAAAATGAAAAACTTAGGTGTTGATGCCAATACGGCAGATAGCGTCATTGCCGGTTTAAGCAATACGATAAAACAACAGAAAGAGGCGGCGCAAGGTGGAGTAAAAAGCAATTTAGAGCTAGATGAGGCGTTTAAAAAATTAAAAGAACGCGCTTTGACAGTAGCACAAAATCTTGAAGTGGCAAAATTAAAACAACAAGGACAGGCAGAGTCCGCCTTTGTTTTAGCCGGCTTATATGAATTGCTTGGCGATAAAGGCGCTGAATATAATCAAGTGCTAATTGATATTGCCAACGGTACGATTACTGCGGCGAATGCGGCTGATAAAGGCATTGATTTATCTATCGAGACCTTAAATAAACTGATTGAGGGCAGGAAAGTATTACAAGGGATGTTCAAAGATCAGACGCAAACAGAGGGTATTAACCAAAGTTTGAAACCAAGTAATAGAGGCGGCGGTGAAAAAGTGCGCAATAGTTGGCTTCAATTTTATGATGAAGTTCGCAAACACAGCCGTTCCACCCTTGAAGAAATTGACGCCGAGCAACAGCGAATGTTCCAACGTTTGGAAGAGCATAATAAAAAAGGGGTAGTTTCACACGAAGAATATGAGTCAGCAAAATTGGCGATTTCACAACGTTTTGCCAATGAACGTGCAAAATTAGCAGAACAGTTCGCCCCTGAGTTGCAATATGCACGCGAGCTAAAAGAGCATTTACAAGATATTCAACAACTCAATGCAGCAGGGCTTTTAACTCATGACCAAGCGAAAAAAGCCACAGAAAATGCCACTTGGGAGGCTGGAAATAAACAAGCTCAATTAGCCGGGCAAAATGCAGTGAGTGAATATGACCGCTGGAAAGCAGAGTTCGACCCTATGCAAGCAATGAAGAATGAGCAAGCTACGAAACTAGCAGAAAATCAGTCAAGGTACGATCAAATGCTAATTAGTCACGAAGATTTTTTGAAAAGAAAAAATCAACTTGAAGAACAATATCGTAGTAAAACGATTCTTGAGGATTTATCAAATTACTCTGCTGGGTTGCAAAATTTAGGCGGTGCATTTGGTCAAATGGCTGATTTAGCTGCACAATCAATGGGCAAGCAATCTGGTGTTTATAAAACAATGTTTGCGATGTCAAAAGCTTTTGCAGTTGCAGATTCAATGGTTAGACTTCAACAAGCGATTGTGCAGGCAATGGGCGATGGAACAGCGATGACACCAGCTCAAAAATTTGCAAATATGGCTGCGGTAGCTTCTGCTGGGATGAGTGTTATTTCTCAACTGACAAGTATCAGTTTGAGCGGTATGGCTCACTCAGGTATTGATAGCATACCAAAGGAAGGAACTTGGTTGCTAGATCGTGGCGAGCGAGTTGTAGATAGCCGTACTAACCAAGATTTAAAAGCCTTTTTAGCAAATCAAGGAAACCGAAATCAAGCATCGGGTAAATCATCTGTAAATGTTCAAATCATCAACAATGGTAATGCAGTAGATGCCAAAGTTTCTCAAGAAGAAACGCCAGATGGCACTCATATCACAGTGGAATTGTTAAAAACAATGAGAGGAATCGCAAGAGACGAAAGTCAGAAAGCGATCACCAATAATTTTGCTCGTGCGGGTGGTCAATTTAGACGATAGGAGTATGTAATGCCAAAAGCCCTACCCAAAAAATGGCAAACGAATTGCCAAAACTGGAACAAAATGCCTTGATTGAACTGTGGGAAATTGATTTAAGGCATATCAGCAGTAACAGCGACCCAGCACAAAAAGGGGAGTTATTACGCTTTCACAATGGCTTAAATCAAGGTCAGCAGAATGTTTGGTGGCAAGGTAACGAATACCAAGCCTATCCAATTAATGCAGACGGTTTTGAAATTAGCGGTCAAGGGCCGAGTAACCGACCGACTTTAACAATCTCAAACCTGTACGGCATTGTCACCGCTTTAGCCGCAGATTTCGGACAAGGAATTGGGGCAAAGGTGACACGTCGTTTAGTCTATGCACAATTCCTTGATGCTCGCAATTTCCCTAACGGACAAAATCCACAAGCCGATCCGACACAGGAAAGTGTGAGTTTATTCATCATTGAGCAGTTAAAAAGCCTAAATGATGAAGTGGCGACCTTTGAGCTGGCTTTACCCGCAGAAACAGATAATGCTCGCATACCGTTGTTGATGATTACATCAGACACCTGTATTTGGCAATATCGCTCTGCGGAGTGTGGCTACACAGGCGGACCTGTTGCCGATGAAAAAGATAACCCGACAACCGATCCGAAAAAAGACGCTTGTTCCCACTGTTTGCGTGGTTGCAAGCTGAGATTCGGGGCTAATGCCATTTTACCGTTTGGGGGCTTTCCAAGTACGACGCAGTATGGGGCTTAAGCAAATAGCGGTTCTATGTGAAATGTAGCACGCTGTTCTAATTGCCACAAATCAAAATCTGCTTGCATACCTAACCATAATTTGGGTGTGGTATTAGGCAATAGCTGACTTAAACGAAGTGCCATTTCAGGGGTTATTGCTGATTTTTCATTGATAATACGAGATAGACAGACACGAGTGACACCAAGTTGTTTAGCAATTTGAGTAATGCTAGTGTCGGCATTATCTAGGTATTCTTTTAGCAATAAGCCTGGATGTGGCGGGTTAAACATTCTCATTCTTCAGCTCCTTAATGATAATCTTGATAATCCACAATTTCTGCGTGACCGTTCTCAAATTTAAAGGTTAAACGCCAGTTTTTATTGACTTTGACACTCCAATGTCCAACAAGATTGCCTTGTAATGGGTGTAAATCCCAACCAGGAAAGTTCATTGCAGAAACAGTTTCAGCGTTCTCTAGTGTCGCAAGTTGAAGACGCAATTTAGAAGCGTGATTAGCTTGAATACCTGCTGTTGAACCTGTTTCAAAAAATAGCTTTAAGCCTTTATGTTTAAACGAGAGAATCATTGTGGTTATCCTTTTTGTATACAGTAAGTATACGCTTAAATCTTAACTTGTAAATAGGTTGTATACAATAATGCAAAATATCTCTTTTACAGAACAAATTTTATATCACGCCAAACGCTCAGAACCGCACGAAAGTTGCGGTTTTGTCGTTTCTAAGGGCGGTGAGTTACGTTATTTTCCTTGTGAAAATGTGGCTGTCGATCTGATTAATCATTTTGAAATTTCACCTGATGATTGGATTCGGGCGGAAAGCGTGGGCGAGATTGTGGCGGTTGTTCATTCTCACCCTGATTCAGACACAGAAAAGGGATTGCCTTATCTATCAACCGCAGACAGAGAATGCCAAGTGCGGTTAAATCTGCCGTTTTGGTTGGTTTGCGATGGCAATTTGCAAAAATTCCGCCCCATCGCACCGCTTGTCGGTCGTCAGTTTGAGAATAACAAGCAGGATTGTCGCAATATCTTACTTGATGCCTATATGTTGTCGGGATTGGATTTGCCCGATGATGTGACCTATGAATTTGAATGGTTTAAATCAGGCAACTTGTATGAAGAAAACTTGCTCCGCTTTGGCTTTGAGCGGTTAGATTTTGAAGAACAGCCCCAGCTTGGCGATATTGTGTTACTGCAAATTGGTAGTGATGTGGCTAATCACGCAGGCATTTACCTTGGTAATCAAATGATGTTACACCACAGCGAAGGGCGATTATCTGCTCGTGTGCCTTTTTACGATTTAGTCACCAACAAATTAGCTGGCTTGGGGCAACGTTTAGGCGATTATGGCATTGATAAATTCCAGTTGTATCAGATTGCTCAATACTGCGATCAACAAGTACCAGACGGCTATGGCGGTGTTGAGCCGAGAATGGTGGCAAATTTATGGCTGACAGAGCAACGTGATGCTTATTCGGTGATTTCGGATATGGCGTCGGTTTTCCGTGCGATTGTGGTGTGGAATGGTACGCAATTAACCGCTATTCAAGACAGAAATGCCGATCCTGTCTGCTCATTTACTCAGGCGAACGTTATTGACGGTAAATTTAATCGCCAGTATGTACCGCTTAAATCCATTTTTACCGCCGTTGAAGTGGAATATGCCGACGAACGCAATAACTATCAAAAAGCGATTGAGTATGTGGCAGATGATGCAATGATTAAGCGTTATGGCTATAACGTGAAGAAAATCGTTGCGTTTGCCTGTACTTCTCGTGAGCAAGCTCGCCGTTATGGTAAATGGGTGCTTGAAACGTCTCGCTTAGAGCAATGCACGATCAGCTTTAGTGTAGGGCGTGAAGGGTTACAAGTACGGGCAAAACCCTCTATATTCTTGATGAACCAACGACAGGATTACACTTCGCCGACATTAAACAATTATTGA